TTGAAAGGCATTTTATATTATACAAATAAAAAAAACTCATAAGTTTAAACTCAAAAGTCTATGGTAATACTACGGATTAAAATCCGCATAGACTTTTTGCTTCGCCGTTCAAATTACAATCAAATAAAAGTTATTGATTTGATTTTCTAAACAAAGGTTGGAAAACAAAATTAATCGTGCATCGCCTTCGGCGATTCATCGATTAACACAGGCGTTATTTTTTCTCCAAGTTTAGATTGTTAGATAATGAAAGAAATAATTTTACACCACTACTCGTGGGGAGGTCGCTTCGCTCCAGGCGTCGCATTAAAATGCGACATTTTGCCAATATTTCAAAGGGGGGTATATGCCAAAAAACGTCAAAATGGGTCATTTTTGACGTATTTTTATTTTCCTTACCATACAAGTAATGTTTTTAAGGTCTAGTATTTAATATTCTTGAACTCGTGAAATCATAGATGCTTCCATATCCCAGTATCCAGTCGTGGTTGTGTAGGAACCTCCATTCCTACTACAAAACACCATAGCATAAGTCCGATAGTCCCAGTTAGTCGGTTGCCTACTGGTGCCAGTATTATCATACATAATCGGTTTTTTAGGGCAAGGTATCCAAAAGGACAAATCTTTGGTAGTTGGTAAATTATGAACGCTGTTAATAAATCCAATACCTGGTTGTGCTGTTGAACCGTTAGCGTGTGTCGCAACTGGGTTCATCAACTTAAATTTTAAATCGTGAAGGACTTCAACTGCTTCGCTATTAGTGCGAAGATTTTCAAATTCATATGGGACTTGCTGGTCATCCAGTCCCACATCATTATTAATATTATTCAAAAAGAACGACGGTGCGGTGGTCGTTCCTGTTGCTAAATTAGGGATTGTTCCTGCTGGTCTTGCTTTTCTTACTTTAAAGACAATACAACGAAAATTCAACGCTTTTGATACGACTTCGTCATTACCAGCGTTAGTTAATTTCAGAGCGCTTACTCTTAAATTCAATTTAATACTTTTCATTATTGCCTTTTCACCTTCAATTGGAACTATGTTAGCAGTATCCGCCATTAAATCTATGCCCCCCATAGGACGAACCAGCGTGTTGGTAGTGTTAAGATTGAGACCTACGGCACCAATCGTATTTCCTACCAAAACACCAGAGGCACTAATTAAACCACCACTTGCAAAACAGGTGGCGGACGGTAAATAACCTTGCTTGAATGTAGTGCTTAACGCTCTGTTGTTAGCATAGCAAATCGTAGGAATATAATATACCTCCTTCTTGCTTTTAATAATACTATTTACTTGTTTCTTTTCCAAGGATGTAAGTCCCTTCGCCTTCTTTGGTCGACGAGGTGCCTTTTTAGGGGCATTACGTTTGCGGTTATAGAATGATGACATACTATATATTACTATGAGATTTTATTTTTGTTTTTATATTTTTAATTACGATAACGTGGTCTTCCGTTGGAAGATCATGTAATCTTAAATTTGTTCTACAATATCTATTCTTCTTAATAGTTGTTGTATATCTTCTCTTGTTTCATACATCTGTTCAGGTGAATAACAGGATGTGATTATGATACGTTTAGGGACGAATTGCCTTGAACCACCCTTACATTCTACCCTTGTTTCATACCTGTCTAATAATACTAATAATCTGCTAAATGTGCTAAAATTTTTACGCATATCATCTATAATTACATCCTCGTGTGCGTCATATCCTTCCCACCAAGTGCCTGTTTCCATAGCAACATACGCATCAGGCATCTCTTCGTGTGCCCTCTTGCTTTTTCCTGTTCCAGTAGCACCCCAATACCAACTAACGTGTGGTTTCCAATTTCTCTTTTTCTCAAAGTATTTCAGGTGGATTTCTCCCATCCTGATTGATTGTGTTGATTTTGCTATGGACACTATGTCTCGCATATTTCCGCCGTCGGTTAATATTTCTCTTATTGTTTCTATGTCGGTTCTCTTGCCCTGTTCGGACAATTCTCCATCTTCAAAGAGTATATTTTGTTTAGAGCAGTATTCTTGGTTTTGTTTGTCGTTTCCTAAAGCAGGTTCAATATGTGCTTTGGGAAATTTCTTTTTAATAACTTTAAATTTTGCTTGTGATTTAAGGTGAAAGTATATTTGAAGATGGGGCGTTCCACTTTCTCCCACTTCATCCCCTATTATAAGATACTTATATTTCAATTTCTTTACATTTTCTATATCATCAAGGTCATAGTTATTTATGGTTAAACACCACGTTCGTGAGCGGTCTTCGTCGTCGGCACAATACTTGTTTTCTCCGTCTATCTTTTTGAAAGGCATTTTATATTATACAAATAAAAAAAACTCATAAGTTTAAACTCAAAAGTCTATGGTAATACTACGGATTAAAATCCGCATAGACTTTTTGCTTCGCCGTTCAAATTACAATCAA